TATTACAATCTCTTTGGCAACTTTTTTTACAAGACTTTCAATATCCAAATTAGGTTCCCACCCCAATAAATCTTTTGCTTTTTGATAGGACCCTTTAGAAGGTCTAGTAGTCTCTGTAGAAACCACTTCTTTATTCAATGGATAACCACCGTCAAATAATTGTGGATATCTACTCCATAGTTCTTGTGGTGGTTTATATGATAACCCAATGTGTTCGCATTCCAAAGATTCTGCAACCCACTGACCCATTTGATTTACACTTATTACCTGTCCTGTACAAACATTAAATGTATCATTTGGTTGTTTATCTAAGCAAATATCTAACATAGAAACAACATCATTTACCCATATAAAATCTCTAGTTTGAGTTCCATCTCCACTCAGTTGTGGCGAAATTCCTTTTTTAAATTCACGAACTAAGAAATTAATTAAAGGTGGATGAAGGCGAGTGTGATCTCCATCTGGACCAAAGACATTAAAAAATCTTAGAGTAGTAACTTTAAGATTATAATTTTCCCTATACGAATTTACCAAATCTTCAGCCATCTTTTTTGATAGGCAATAGTAAAGAGTTGGGTTAATTTCTAAATCTTCGGTAAAAATTTCGGCATTTGAATTTTCATAAACAGCACTAGTACTTGCAAAAATTACATGCGGAATATTATTTCTTCTTGCAAATTCTAAAACATTACTTGTTCCACCAACATTAATTGATATTGTTTCATATGGGTTATTTTCACAATCTGGTAAAGAAGTAATAGCAGCTAAATGAATAATACAATCATAATGTTGGGAACATGTATCAAAAAAATCCTGTGTTGTAATATCTACTTTTACAAAAGGTGCAATTAATTTATTTTTAGATATTAAGTTTGTTTTATGCCCATTTCTTAAATTATCAACTAACACCAATTGATGATTTTTTTTTATAAGTAACTTTGCCAATCCAGATCCAATTTGCCCAGCAGCACCAGTAATTAATATTTTCATTTAAAATACTCTCTCAATTGATTAGAGTTTCTAGTAATATTAATTGCAGAACAAGATGGATATGGATTACTTTTTGCAAAATCATTAATTAAAATTCTTTGACAGTGCGGCAGTCCCATAATTAAATGATCATATGGAATGCCCTTACTTTCCATCTCCAAAACAGTAACATCTTTAAGATATTCTGGTCTACTAGTAGTAAGAACTATTTTAACTTTTCCAGACTGATGTAACTCTCTTAAAAAATCTATATTTTCTTGAATACTAATTCCTGACCCAACATATGGTGGAAAATGAATTGAAGAATTAGTAACGAGTGTTCCATCGATATCTACAAACAAACACTTATATTGACTTTTATATAAGTTCCAAGATTCTATGGTTCCCCAGTCTTTAAAGTTAGATGTTTTAATTCCATAAAAAAGAGATCCTGACAAAATCATATCAAAAATAATATGACTAATATAACACTCTTCTTCAGTATCCATAAATTTTTCATAAGTTTTGCAAAATTCTGATGCTGATGAAAACCCATACCCACCGACAGAAAAAGTAGAACTGATTACTTTTTTTTCTACAATATTTGTAATAATACCATTAATATCAAATTCAATATAACTCTTTGTTCTAGCATTAATATTATCCATATCATTTAAATCAAAAAATGCAGCTTGATTATTTTCAGTTTCAATATTGCATTGATAATATCCATCAGAATCTTTTATGAAAATAAATCCATCTATATTATTTTGAATTAAAAAATTATAAACTGTTTCTGATTGAGATTTTGTTTGTTTTTTTAAAAAAGATATTTCAGTTTTATTTTGTAGATTTAAAGATTCAATTTCTTTTTGAAATCCATAAGAAAAAGAATATTGCTCTTCGTGCTCCTCTAAGCAAATGAAATATATTTTATCAAAGAAATCTAAATTTAATCCTAAAATAGATTCTATTGCCATAAAGCGATTAGACATTGGATGCGTTAACATCCACTTAGGTCTCATATTGGGAAATCTACTTGATTTCCCTGCCATAGGTATTACTAAACTTCTCATATAATTTTGTAGTTTTTATTATTTGATTAAGTATACTTCTTTGATATTGATTAGTCAAGTATGGTTCTAATCTTAGGAGATTAAGAGCATCCAGAATATCAAAATTTATATGATTAATATATCTAAAATATTTGTCTTCAATTTCTTTCCAAATATAAGTATAAACTTGATGGATTCTTATACATTTTTTATTTTCAATAGAAATTCCCCAAGAGTAAAATAAATCTTGTTTTAATTTAATTAAATCGCACAAAAAACTATCAATATATGAATCCAAAAAGTCTATGAAAAACAATCTTTTTTTATGAAAAATAATATTATTAAATGTCAAATCTCCATGACAAAAAGTTTTTGGAATGATAATCTTTTCTTTTATCACATAATTTTCCAAGTAATTTAGATACTCTTTATAAGCAGTTTTTTCTTTTAGTATTTTTATTTTTTTTAAAATACTATTTTGAACATTAGTTGTTTTATAATTTCCAATTAATGTATCAAAATATTCAAATAAAGTTTCTAAAACGAATTTTATATCGAAATTATTAGCAACTGAAAAATACTCAGAAAAACATTTTCCATGTATATACTCCATATCAAAATAATATAAACTATCTTGATTAATATTTAAAATTTTTGGAGTATTGATATTTTTAAAAATTAAATTTGAAAATAAATTTTGCTTATCTATTTGCAATATCAATCTAGAATTATAATTTATGGATGGTGAAGATTTTCTTACTATTTTATTATCTAAAAGTTGTATTTTACACCCAGATAATCCTGAAGAAAAATTCATTATTTTAAGGAATCATGGTGGGAATTTTCTATAAACCATTGATAGGTTTTTTTCAATCCATCATATAAAGTATATTTTGGTTTCCATCCAAAATTTGTCATTTTTGAACAATCCAATGGTCTGTTTGGAGTACCATTCGGACGAGAAGTATCCCATTCAATTTCACCAGTATAACCAACAACAGATGCTACAGTTTGTGCTAAATTCTTAATACTAATATTTTCTCCAGATCCAACATTAATCAATTCAGCATTCTCAAAATTATCCATCGCAAATAAACAAGCATCCGCAAGGTCATCAGAATAAAGAAATTCTCGCATTGGAGTACCATCTCCCCAAAAAGTTACAGATTTTCCATTTGAGTTATTAAATTTTGTCATCATTGCCGGAATTACATGACCATTATCTGGATGAAAATTATCTCCAATACCATAAAGATTCGATGGCATTAGTGAGACTCCTTTAAATCCATACTGTTTATTATATGCCTGAAGCATTTTAATTCCAGATATCTTTGCTATAGCATAAGCATCATTTGTTGGTTCAAGATATCCAGTAAGAAGAGATTCCTCTTTAACCGGGACTTCAGCAAACTTGGGATAGATGCAAACAGATCCAAGAAATAAGAACTTTTCTACACCAGATCTATAAGAACTATTAATCAAATTAGTTTGAATTTGTATGTTCTCGTAGATAAAATCTCCAGAGAATGTATCATTTGCATAGATACCACCAACACGGGCAGCTGCATCAAAAACATACTCTGGTTTTTGATCTTCAAAAAAATCAAGAACATCTTTTTGATTTAAAAGATCCAACTCTTGACGAGTTTTAGTAAGAATATTTGTATATCCATTTTCTTTTAAGTTTCTCACAATGGCAGATCCAACAAGTCCTCGGTGTCCCGCAACAAATATTTTAGATTGTTTTTTCATGATATTAAGGAATTACAATTTCGGCATTGGGGAGTGGGAACAATAATTTTTTACCTTTGAACTTTGTACTATTAATAAAGAAATTTTTAAAGTGCCAAGGAAGAATTATAAAAATATCATATTCTTCAATTACAGAATCTTCATTTCTAATTGGTATCCAAGTTCCTGGTGTAAATGATCCATCTTTATCAGGATTAACTTCACCTACAACAGTAATATCATCATTAGTAACCCCCCAAGTTTGAAGTGTTACATTACCCTTTGTACTAGCTCCAAGGGCAGCAATTTTTAATCCATCTTCTTTACACTTGTTAATAAGTTGCCAAAACTTAATTCTACATTCTTCAATGCGGAAAGAAAAATCATTCCAAGGTTCAGTAGTGTTAAGTTTAAGATCCAATTCTTCTTGAAGAAGATCATTTAACATTTGAGTTGCCTCTTCATATTTACTGTCTTTATTTGCAACTACAAGTGAAATGCTTCCACCATTTACATCATTAAATTCAAAATCAATAATCTTCAATCCTGCCTGATCCATGATGTATTTTAGTTGTCGCATTCCATAATATGATAGATGCTCATGGCATACAGTATCAAAAGAATTTGCACGAAGCATCTCAGGCATATAACTCTGCTCCAAAACCCAAATTCCATCTTCGGGATCTAAAATAGAATTAACCTCTTTAGCAAACTGACAAGGATCTTCTAAGTCATAGAACATTGAAAATGAAGTTACTAACTTTGCATTAAAATCTCCAAAGAATTGTCTAAAAGTTTTTTCAGTAAAAAAGTCTGCGATATAATCTACATGTTCTTTGAAATACTTTGAAAACTTTTTAGAAGTTGGATCAATACTTACCAGTTTTAATTCTGGTGAAAAGAATCCAAGGAATGTTCCATCATTTCCGGCAATATCAATCACAATATCATTTTCTTTTAGATCAAGAAAATTAGAAATTTTTTCACACTTAGATTTTAGATGTTTTACCATACTGGCATTTAATCCAGAACGATACCCATATTCTTCCCCATACATCGTAGGAAGATCAAAGGTATGCTCCAATTGAACGTGCCCACATCCACCCGTTAATTCATCACACTTAACAAGTTTTAAGGGACCACGATACATATCAAAATCTATAGATTTTGGAAAAATTCCAGATAGATATTGATTTCCCAGGTCTAAAACTGTGGAATAATGTTCATTACCACAGACTCTACATTTTTCTATTTTATGAAACATACTATTGTCCATAAATGCACATATCCTCAACTAATTGTTTAAATAAAATTTTAGGTTCCCAACCTAATTTTTTCTTTGCCTTAGTGGCATCACCTAATAAAGTCTCTACTTCAGCAGGTCTAAAATATTTAGGATTGACCTGAATGACTTGGTTTCCAGAATAAGTATCATATCCAACTTCATCAAGTCCTTCACCTTCCCAAGCAATCTTCATTCCAAAATAGGGTGCTGCTTCCTCAACGAACTCACGCACCGAATACTGCTCTCCTGTGGCGATTACATAGTCATCAGGTTCATCCTGCTGAAGCATTAACCACATCGCCTCTACAAAGTCCCTGGCGTGTCCCCAGTCCCTCTTGGCATTTAAATTCCCGAGATATAGTATATCTTGTTCCCCAACTGAAATGCGTGATAATCCTCTAGTGATTTTTCTTGTGACAAAAGTTTCTCCTCTTCTAGGGGATTCGTGATTGAAAAGAATTCCAGAACTTGCGTGTAGTCCGTAAGATTCTCTGTAGTTTTTTGTAATCCAGTATCCATAGACTTTTGCAACTCCATAAGGTGAACGAGGATAAAAAGGCGTGGTTTCTTTTTGAGGAATTTCTTGTACTTTACCAAACATTTCTGATGTTGATGCTTGATAGATACGAGTCTTATTTTCCATTCCAAGAAGACGAACTGATTCTAAAATACGAAGAGTTCCAAGACCATCAACCATACCAGTATATTCAGGCATCTCAAAAGAAACCTTTACGTGACTTTGAGCACCTAGATTATATATTTCATCGGGTTGAACTTGCTGAATAACTCTCACAAGATTTGTAGAGTCAGTAAGATCTCCATAATGCAACTTAATTTGATTGTAAATATGATCTATTCTTTGCGTATTGATTTGGGAGGCACGACGAATAATACCGTGAACTTCATATCCTTTTTCCAAAAGAAGTTCGGCAAGATATGAACCATCTTGCCCCGTGATCCCAGAAATTAAAGCAACTTTCATATAAGAACTACTTTTTTATTATTATAGCAAAAAAGGAGAGTTTATGCAACTCCCCCTTTGGGGTCTTTAGGCTCGCCACTTATTCTTTGACTGGAAATAAGAAACCAGGCGGGAGAGAGTCCCATCCGCACCAGTCGTCACTTATAATGCCCATACGACGAGGGCAAATCAGGGTTTGAACTTGACTCCACCACTTGGTTTTACGAAACCAAGAAAAGTTGGGATAATTTTGATATCTCAGAAATGCCAAAAAATGATATTAAAAATAACACATCCCAGAGTTTGAGCTTGATAGCAAAAGGAATACCGAGTAGTCCTCCGATAAATTTTATCATCAAACCACTTTTAAAATCTCCCCACAACATGATTTGATAACCAAGTAAGAGGAGAAAGTTGCCAATGTATCTCAGGATACTTGTTTTAGACATAAGGGGGATTCATAACTGACAAGTGCTGTTATAGACCATCCGTGTCTTCTTTGTCATCTTTTATATAACAAGGAACTCTTTCTGGATCTAACCACCTACAATATTGGTGATCCTCCATTGCAGTAGAACATTGTAGACTATTATCAAAAAGATAAATATCATTCCATCGTTTGGTGTAATAATTTTGCTTTTGTAAACGATAATCAGGTTTACCGTTTATCTCAAGAATACCCGATTCAATAAAGCGATATCCTTCACGCTCTAAAAGAACTTTAATCATGCAACTTCAACAGATTCAAGATCTTGAGCGATGCACTCAATAAGAATATCATAATTATCCAAAGGATCATCGGAGAAGATTACTCCTTCATTTTGATAATAACGACGAATCTTTTTATAAAGTTTCGGATTCTTTACATCAAGATAAAAATCACCATTCGCTGCGGCACGAAGAGTACTAATATCTTTCTTGAATTTGATAGCCAGAGACATTGCTTTGATTTGTTTACTCTAGTATTATAAGGGTTGGAGAGTTTTGTGTCAAGTGTACCAGTGAAGAAACTGGCAATCCAGAAGGTTGGGATCGAACCAACGTCTTCACCGCCCCAAACGGTGCCGTCTACCGCTGACTTACTCCTGGTTATATTTTATATAGTCTTCAATTAGTGGAGATACTAACTGACGATATCTTGAATGAAACATTCTATGGTGATTTGGGCACAGAGGAATTAAATTATTTGGGTTATTATTTTCCTTGTTACAGTCCATATGATGAACTTCAACAATGTGATCAAATCCACAAATGCAGCATTTTTTTGGATGATATTTGAAGCATATTTTTCTATATGCTTTATCACCATCAAATCCATCTTTAAAGTTTGGATTATTTTCCCCGCTTCTAAAATGTGTATTAGAGCAGGCACGAGAACAAACTGTTTTTTCTCTTTTGTTACCCTTTGATGCTGTAAATATTTTACCACAAACAGGGCATTTTTTTTCAATTAATTCATATTTTCTTGGAGTTTCATACTTTGGTATTTCTACATCATATTGCAAAGCAATTTTTTTAAGATAAGCACGAGTTGCTCCATTTTCACACAAACCTAACTTTTTTAAAACTTGTGCTGGACCATTTGATCCTACACAAGCACTCAAAAGTTGTTCTTTAGTGGTATGCCTTTTCATAAAAGATAAAAACCTTTTCTTATAACTATTTATAAAAGTAATAAGTTTCGGGATTATCTCAAAACAAGTTACTTACCATTTTGTTTGTGTATAAGCATTATACCCATAATCGGGGCAACTGTCAATCCTGCCCCACAAAGACCCAACCAAACTGGACTTTGTGCCAGATATTCCACAATGTGAAAAATCATATTCCTCTCCAATTCTTATATTCATAATGGAAGTATTGATCTACAATATCGCCTAATGGAGCATCTACCCCCCATTCAGACCATTCCCTACAAAACTGTTTGATGTGATTATCATTCAAGACATGTCTGCCATAAGACCTTACAAAGCAAGTCATAGCGAAACTATATCTTTGCTTATCCATATGCGTGCGTAAGACTCCACTGAATGAAGAATGAAATTAATCCGAGAAGAATAACAGCAACTATAAGTGTGTTAGTCATTCTTATCTCCAAGATACTTTGCGAGAGGATCTTTTTTGGTTTTGACTATTTCACACGCTCTTCGGTAAAATGTATTGTCAGTATTACCAGAGTTTTCAAAGGTTGCTTTAATTTTCACCCAATTTTGGTAAGTGTGATCATCCATTGGGAATTTAGTTTGATACTTACTAGTTATCTTAGTAAGTATTTTGCAAATGTCAACTATGTGTTGATACAAAAATATAGATTAAAAAAATCTAAAATTTTGTAGCATTTGTAACGGAGAGAACAGGAATCGAACCTGCGAAGCTTTTAAACCCAGCCGCTTTCAAGGCGGTGTCCTCGACCAACCGGACTCTCTCCAAATAAGTCCTTATCGGACTTCAAAATCTAAGCGTCTTACTTTACGCCGACGCCTTGCTTCTTGAAAGGCAAGGTCTTCATTAGTAAGAACATTAGATTTCTCTTTGGTACTCATATAGTTTATTATGACAACCTTTGATAAGTCAAGTGCCGCAATATTTTCATTATTACGAACAGTTGCCATATTAGGGCATCCACACGCAACTGTTTTTCCAGACTTTCCTTCTATCTCACTTCCGCAAGATTTACATCTAATTTTTAAATTTTCCATCTTTACAATTAATTATTCAGTAAATGAACGAAGCATCCAAACGAACTTACCGTGTGCTTCATTTAAATCATCAACAAGATTAACAGTTCCTCTTGACTTTTGTGCTTCTGCTTCTTCAGCAACTTCACCTAACATATCTATAATCTTTTTATGCCCATCAAGTAAATCTTTAATCATTTCCATTTCAGAAATATTAGTTTTTGCTTCCCCAACACCAGAGACTTCCAGAACTCTAGATAAAGAGCTGATAGGTTTAATACCCAAAAATCTCATATGTTCTGCTATACGATCAACTTCTTCTTGAATTGCTTCATATTGATCTCCAAACAAATCATGAATTTGCTTAAAGTCTGGTCCTACAACATGCCAGTGATAGACCCAGGTTTTTTGGAATAGCAAAAAAAGTGATGCTTGAGTATCACTTAATAATTTATAAAGTTTTTCCATTACACCAATACTTTTCAAGTATTTATAATAAGTGCCCGATACAGGTAATGCTCCCGTCGATGTCTGAGTGTAAATCAGGTCCCTTCACTTGCTGGGTCATCGGGCAATAAAATCAATGAGATCCTAGCATATACTCTACAGTATTGGCAATATCGCTCATAGCATCACGGAGATTTTCTCTTTGCCCAGATTCCTGTTTACGAATTGGACGAGAACTATCGCAGAGAGTCCACCTCCAATGATTCATTTCGGAGCAGAACCACAAATTAATTTTCATTCTTATAATACTCCAGTTCTATCCAATTAAGAAGTGTTTGAAATGCAGTAATAGAATTCTCGGTGCAGTTATCTTCTTTGAGTTTCTGAACGTAATATTCAAGTGCTTCAATAACCATTTGGCGGTCCATTTGGGATATAAGAGACATAATCCTCCTGACTCGATACTTATTATACTGAAAAGGGGAGTCGTTGTCAACTCCCCAATTCACACTATGTATTCAAATATCAGAACTTGAAACCAAGACCAGTAGTGAAGACTGGTGAGTAAGTTCCATTGGTAGCACCGTAACTGTTAGCAGAATTGGTGGTAGGGAACTTCAGGTCAGCAAAACCAACGAGTGAATTGCTGATACGACCTTCGACTCCAAGAGCAAGAACAAATTGACCACGATTGCCGACAGCAGACTGATAGTTAGCAGCAGTTTCATTCACGAAAGGAATCTGATAACCAGCACCAGCATACACATTGGCACGACTCACACCACTCTTGGCACGGGAAATACTCCAATCATAGGAAACCAGAGCACCACCACCAGCACCGATTTGACCAGCAGGACTACCAACAAGGTTGGCATAGGGGCGGACCGAAACAGCATTCAGATTAGTGAAGTTCTTCACGGCATATCGTGCTTGAATCGTGGCACCAGAAACAGTACGCTGAGCACTGTAACCATTGCCAGCAACACCTTGCTGATCGAGAAGCACACCAACACCTAGATAGTTACCAACTCCTTGTGCCTTTTGAGCAGCAGCAACCTCAAGAGCACTCACACGAGTATTGGTTGCAGCAATCTCTTTAGAGAATTCAGCACGCAGGGCAGCGGCAAGAGCAGCATCAGCAGCGGTTTGATACTCACTAATGCGGTCAAGGCAGGCATTCGTCAGAGCAGCAAGTTCAGCACGAGTAGCAGGTTGACCGGGACGGAAAGTGCCATCAGGATAACCAGCAACACAACCGTAACGCTCTACCAGATTAGTGATTGCTTGATAAGACCACTGGGTGGGTTGAACATCACCCAGTTGCTTAACGCTGGTGACTTGTGCCATTGCAGGAGAAGCGATAGAAGACGCAGCAACTACACCGGCAGCAATAATATTTTGAAAAGTCATATTGTGTTAAGATTTACAACTACAGTGTTTATTTAGAAGCTCCAGGAATTATGGAGCAAGCGGATTAGGGGATTCGAACCCCTGACGAACTGCTTGGAAGGCAGCCATTCTACCACTGAATTAAATCCGCAATGTGGGAGATTTGACTCTCCCGGCACTTGCCTTCACACGGACATATGAAGTATATGACATAATGAGTATTATGTCAAGCCCCATAACAGAATTGAACTGTTCTCTGCAGTTTACAAAACTGCTGCATCACCACAATGCTTATAGGGCAACACGGGGGTGATCAAATCCCCGACCTAAGAAAACTTAGGATTTAGTAAGGTTTCCAGTAGCCGTTCTTATCTCCCATAAGGAAGATGTAGGTATCGAACCTACAAAGGACAGTCCCTAACGGAACTTCTGGGAGTTCCACCCAGAACCGACTTATATATGTTACATTATTTTGACGTAGTTGTCAATAGTCCTCGTCGCTGTAATCTTTTTTTAATAGAATTTCCATTTACACCAAAAACTCTACCAGTATGAGAATAACCATAACTTTTAACCATTTCTAAAAGTTCTTCATCACTTGGATAGTTTGCCTTTTCTCTAACCTTTTTAGCACATTTATCAGAGCAATATTTCTGCCTAATAGACATTTCAGAATTACATACTGGACAAGGAATCATTTTTTTAGTAAACTCACTTTTCCAAATAGTATATTCCTCATCAAATCTTACCACATCATCTGGAATACTGGTAATATCATTATGAACTTCTCTGTGACAGTTAGCACAAAGACAAACACATTTTTTGAGTTCATCAGAAACTTTACTCCAAGCACGAGTTACTCCTTTTGAAGATAAACCAAAATCTTTTTCATCAGGATTTAAGTGATGAAACTCTAATGCCCCGATACATTTATTATATCCACATATTCCACATTTTTCTTTAAATGCTTTTAAAGCATATTCTTTTGCTCTTCTTCTATAATCAGAAACTGCTTTTTTATTAGACATACCCTACAAATATTTTATTACTATTTATAATAATAGCATATTTCAAGGGTAAAACTCCGAGTGTCAGAATCGAACTGACCTATAACAAATTAACAGTTTGCTCCCGCACCTTGCGGGCTACTCGGAATGATGGCATAAGTGTGATATACCTCATAAGGATATAACAGGGACTTACGCTCTATCACTTTTATATATGGA